TGCGCAGGTTCTATGAATCGACTGATCCTGGCAAGGATTACGCAATATCCAGACCTGTAATCTATAATCAATTTGCTGCCAATCATTTATTATCCGATGCTGTTCATAGAGAAAGAATTACCTGGCTGGAAAGGAATATCGAAGGATTAAGAAGGGCAATTACTTCACCGGATTTTATTGAAAAACAATTACGACTCAGAAAAGATGGTTACTTCTCGGCGACACATATTGTTGATTTAGGTGAGAAAGAACTGGATAAGGAAAGATTTTTAGTTGTGGCAATCAGCTTAAGTAAAGATCAAACAAATGGGTACCATCAAATAACGACAATCTATCAAAAGGCTTGGAGGGATATTTTAAAATCAGATGGCACATTACGAGATAAATATAGGCAAATAAAATAAAAAGACCATCACTGGTCTTCTTATCAGTCCCGTACGGCTTTGCGCAACTTGCCATCTGTAATCATTCGACCTGTGGGGTGCGACTTCCCACCTCAGAACTTGATTTAATTATACATTAAATAATGAAATAATTCAACATATTCCCGGATGATTTTATGAGCAATGAGTTTCGAGCGTTTTTAGAGCTTTTATATTCGTTCTGTCGGCAATATATTGCCTGGTATGAAAAAGCAATTAAAACAAAAACCTGATTTTTATTGTATAATAAAAGTGTCTTACTACAGCTTCACGCTTTTCGAGTGGGGAGCAACTAATCAAGTGGGACTTGAAAGAGCCACGCTTATAACAGATCAGAGATGATCGGTTGTAAACGTGGCTTTTTTTATCAAAATTCGTAACCTCGGAACGATAGTCCGGGGCATCAAGTGGACCCGACCACGTAAAAAACGGGTAGATGTAAATGGGACGATAGTTCCAAAGGAGAATAGTTATGAAACGCGAAATGCTAAAAGAACTTGGATTGACCGATGACCAGATCGATAAAATCATGGCTGAGAACGGCAAAGACATCGAAAAGCACAAAGCCGCTGTAGAAACTGCTAAAGCCGAAGCGGATGGTCTACGAACTCAGTTAACTGATGCCGGCAAACGAATCGAGGCTTTCAAAGGTATGGACATCGAAGGTATCAAAAAGGCTGCCGACGAATGGAAAACCAAATCTGAGCAAGCCGAGAAAAATGCAACTGCCCAAGTAGTCCAATTGAGATTCGATCATGCTCTGGATGGTGTTCTGACTGGTGTTAAAGCTAGAAATCCGAAAGCTGTAAAGGCATTACTCGACATGGAGAACCTTAAGCTAAATGAAGCCGATGGCACGATTGTTGGTTTGGAAGATCAACTCAAGAAAATCAAAGAGGCGAATGATTACCTATTCGAAAATGAGACGCCGACTCCCAAGATAGTCGCGGGAGTCATCAATCAACCTGTTGGAAATATTTCTGCTTTTGAGGCTGCCGCGCGCCGTGGCGCCGGTCTGCCTTTACAAGGAAAATAAACAATGGCAAATACTGTTTCTCTCGTATCTACATTTTTAGCGCTTATCGACGAGGCATACAAAGCCGAGTCGAAAACTGCCATCTTGGACTCTCTGACACAGTCTCCGTCCTTTCTGAATGCCAACGAAGTCAAGGTCCTGAAATTATCTATGGTCGGCTTGGGCAATTACAGTCGCGTGACCGGTTACCCTGCCGGTGACCTTACCGCGGCATGGGAAACTATGACCCTGGCTGCTGAACGTGGACGGGCATTTTCATTAGACCGCATGGATGATGAAGAAATGCTAGGACTTGCCCTGGGTGCAATCGTTCGGGAATGGATGCGCATGCACGTTGCCCCAGAACTGGACGCCTACCGATTCGCCAAGTATGCTACTGGCGCGGGAAACATCGTGGGTGCTGGTGCAACTCTTTCCGCCGCAACGGTCCTGGCTGCTCTTGACGCGGGGAAAACCGCACTGCGCGCAGACGAAGTGCCAATGGAAGGGATCAAACTTTTTGTCTCCGATGAAGTGATGGGTTTCCTCGAAAGCGCAGTCAGCCGCACGCTTCAGAACCAGAACGGCGTCGATCGGCGGGTTGCAACCCTGGATGGCATGGAAATTATCGAAGTCCCGCAAACCCGCTTTTTCACCGCGGTCACCCTTAACGCGGGCAGCGCTAGCGACGCCGGTGGCTTCATCAAGAACGTCTCGACCGGCAAAGACATCAACTTCATGATGATCCGACCGGATGCTGTACTTCAACCAGTGAAGTTGAACCAAGTTAAGTATTTCACTCCGGAAGTCAACCAGACTGCGGATGCTCATTTGTGGCAATATCGTTTGTATCACGATGCTTTCGTCTACGAAAACAAGACAAACGGCATCTACCTGCACAAAAAAGCATAAAAGGAGGTGATCCATGTATCTCACAAAAAATGGGATCACTGTTGAAGTGACCCACCCTGCAGATATTACCCGGTACAAACGGCTGGGATACGTCGAGGCAATCCCCCCTGATACTGAGCCAAAAGAGGTAAAGGGATTGGTAAAACCAACCCGGGGTAAAAAGTCCGATGAAAAAGAAGGTGAAGCATGAGTCTGAAGCAGATTACCGTCAACGGCATGCTAAAAGATGTCAACGACAACTTCAACACAATCGAACCTCTGGTCAGCGGCGATGAAGCTAGTTTAGGCGTGTTACGTGTAGCGCGTTTCGCGTTCGACACGGCAGGGAAAGACAGTGCGGAAGTAAATAATACCGCTGTCGGCGCGCACGGAACAGGGATTATTCTCCCGGCTCATGCGATCATTGTTGGCGGTTTTTTTGACGTCAATACGGCGTTTACATCAGAGAGCACAAATACTGGGACTATCGCCATCAGTGTACAGGGCGCCAACGATATTCAGACCGCGGCGGCTGTTTCCGGAGCGCCGTATTCGACTGCCGGGCGCAAAGCAATTGTGCCAAAGGCGAACACACCCGAAAGCACTAGTGTGAAGACGAGTACGGCAAAAGAGATCACCTGTACCGTTGCAGTGGCAGCACTACTGACTGGAAAATTGACCGGCTATATGTACTACGTCGAAGGTATCGCCTCGGCGTAAGGAGTGTGAAACATGCCTCATGGAATTGATTGGATGAACAAATTACCCGAAGTGGGGGCGCACACTGTTACATCAACGGAAGCGTCGTCTAATGCCGCAACGATTGTAACCGGTAAACCATCAGCGGCCGCCTTCATCGTTCAGATATTTCGTTCTGGAGCGAATGTCACGGCAGATTCGGTGGTTACGCTTTCCGCCGGTACTTTGACAGTGGCAGATGGCGGCGCTACTTATAACATGACTTCCGGCGACGTTATTCACTGGCAAGTTTTCTAAGGATGTGGCGATGGCGGCGTACGCAGATTATTTATTTTATACGAGTACGTATCTCGGCAATGCCATCGCCGAGTCTGATTTTCCACGTCTGGCGCAGCGTGCATCCGAGGTGATCGACCAAATCACGTTTAACCGGGCGGCGGCAGTCATTGTAGCGGTTACAGATACGACGACAATTTCATCGATAAAAAAAGCCACCTGCGCGGTTGCGGAACAATATCAGACCAATGAAGCGGGCGCGGGCGGAGGTATCCAGTCCGAAACGGTCGGACGCTACTCGGTGACCTACGTCAAAGGGGCACAGGCGTTGCTTTCTGACCAGGAAAAGCTGGTTAACGCGGCGAAACGATACCTTGGTTCGACCGGGCTAATGTTCCCGGGCTTTCTGGAAGGGGAATATGCAGGTCAATGCTGACATAACGATCTATAACAAGATCTCAGGTACTGAGCAATACCAACGTACACAAATTTCCGATGTTGTCTGGGAAAACCGTAAAGTGGTAAACGTGATTCAATCCGGATTGCTGTCGGCTGATCAGGCAACGATCTACATCCCTTTTAAGCGCGGAGAGAATTACCTGGCGCCCAAGACATGGCAAGCCCTGATAACGAAAACCGGTAGATGGACGCTGCAGGTCGGAGACTTCATTGTCAATGGACTGATAACAGACGAGATTGGTACTGGTTTCACGATCACGGCGCTGAAAAAGAAGTATGACGACGTGTTGATAATAAAATCGGTAGATACGATGAACATGGGTTCAGCAGCCATGCGGCACTGGCAATTGGGGTGTGGATGATAGCGAACGAGAAGATCATCATTGAAACGCCCCGAGGAAAAGTCGTTCAATACACGACCAAAAACGGGAAAGTGAAGGCGAAGCTGGAATGGAATACCAATTTCCAGCCGAAATGGCAACAACGATATTCAGAAGCCCAAAGATTTGTTGACAATGAAGTCTTGCGACTCAGTAACCCTTTTATTCCATTCCGAACTGGTATGCTGATCAAATCTGGTATTTTAGGTACAGATATCGGTAGCGGCACCGTGGAGTGGATCGCTCCATACGCCCGGGCTCAGTATTACTCGCCCCGTAAGCCAGGTTCGACGTCACCGGATGAACCGTTGCGAGGTCCTCATTGGTTTGAGCGCATGAAAACAATCTGGAAGGGCAAAATCATTGCCGGGGCGCGGCGGATCGCCGGGAGAGGAAAACTATGAGTCTGATCAGCGCAGTCCAAGCCTATCTGAAAACTTACTCCAGCCTAAAATCCGGCGCACCTGTGTGGGTAGATAACCTTGGCCCATCAGCGACCGAATATAGCGTCGTTGCGCTCCCTGGACAGCGGATCATCGAAACATATCTCGATGGCACAACGATCCGAGAGTTTCCATTTGCCTTTCAAAGCATGGAAAGCACTGCAGATGATCCAGAAAGACTCGCGATCATCGGTTTTTACGAAGCCTTTGCGAACTGGCTTGAAGCGCAGACGGCAGTCGGCGTTTTACCGAGTTTAGGGGTAAAACAGACCGCGGAAAAGATAGAAGCTACCGTAGGTGGATACCTGATGCAACAAGGAGAGTCCGGAACGGGAGTATATCAAATTTCGTGCAAATTAACATATCAGCAACAACCATAAGGAGGTTGTGAAATGGCAAAAATTTCAAGAAGCAAAATCAAGACATTTTTGAACGTGACGCCGGCTAGTACGGCTACATACAAGTTGATCAATGACGGCGTGACGACTGGTAAGATCAACATGAACCCGAAAACGACCGAAGAAACGTACATCGGTGAAGACAGCGCGACAATCATGGTCGAATCCTACGCACCGACGATGCCCATTGAAGCAACAGCAGTAGCGGGCGATGACGTGTTTGATTTCGTTGATAATTTGCGTATCACCCGGGCAGTACTGGATGCCGCTGAAACGGACATTGTAAATGTGTGGTTGTACGAAACGCCGAGTGGCGCATCTTACCCGGCTGAAAAGCAAACAGTAGCGATCCAGATTGACGATTTCGGCGGCGATGGCGGGCAGGCAGCCAAGATCAATTACACGATCAATTACGTTGGCGATCCGGTACCTGGAATTTTCAACGTGGCTACTAGTGCGTTTACGCCGAGCTGAGGTTGACATGGGAAAAGTTAAGCGAAGTTTGGTCAAATCGTTTTTGAATACTGGCACGATCGGTTCGCCGACCTGGTCGCTGATCGGTGTGGGTGTGGTTACAGGTAAGATCAACATGAATCCAAAGACCACGGAAGAGACCTACATCCACGAGGACAGCGCCACGATCATGGTCGAGTCCTACGCGCCGACCTTCCCGGTGGAGATGACCGCGGACGACGGCGCAGCGGTGTTCGATTACGTCGACGCCATCCGGAAAAACCGTTCGGTTTTAGGTGACGTGGAAACGGAAATAGTTAATGTCTGGCTTTATTACTCTCCTAGTCTAAATTTCTACTTAGCGGAAAAACAGGCTGTGTCCTTGCAGGTGGACGATTTCGGCGGAGACGGCGGGGCGGCGGCGAAAGTCAACTTCACGATCAATTACCAGGGGGATCCGATAAAGGGTTATTTCAATCCCTTGACGCTTAGTTTCGTCCCGGCGCCGGTGAATGCGGTGCTGACGACGATGGTGATCGGATCGGTGACGCTGACACCGCTGTTCGCGACGGACAGGACCTGGCTGCACTATGCGGGGTCAGTAGCGAACGAGACGGAGTCTGTTACTATGACGTCCACGTTATCCGGGGCGACGATTGTACAGAAAGTCGGAGCGAACACAGTATCTCAGGGTGTATCCGCGGCGTTATCCGTGGGCATGAACCACCTCACCATCGAGGTGTCCGTGGGCACTGAGACGGTGACCTACTATATCGATATCACAAGGGCGGCGGCATGATGGACGATCTCCAGATTAATGATGGCTTGAAACGGCTGACGATTAACGGAGATCCCAGTCGAGTAATCGAGTTCAATCCATCTGATGTACTCTTCGCAGAGCGATTCTATGATTTGATGGAAAAATTCGATGCGAAGATAACGGAATATCAAGAACGTTCCGAAGTACTAGAGAGCGATAAAGAACAGGATCAGCGAAACATTCCTGTTAATCTGAAGCAGCGTATTGCTCTCCTTAAAGAAGCCTGCGAATTTATTCGAGCTGAGATTGATTATCTCTTTGGCGTTGGCACTTCACAAACTGTGTTTGGTGATACGTACAACATAGATGTATTTATACAGTTTTTTGAAAGGATCACACCCCTTATTGAAACTATAAGAGAAGAAAAGATAGCCAAGTACACGCGCAAGAAGAACACACGAAAAGTAATGTTATGAACATTTTGACCGATGAACTTCCCACGGCGGTTGAGATAGACGGCAAAGAATACGAAATCAACACTGACTTTCGTTCCTGTTTGCGCACTATTCTTGCGTTCGAGGACGACACGCTTACTGCCAGGGAAAAGGAATCGATTATGCTCAATAACCTCTTCTCAAAAGTGCCAGAAAATATATTTGTGGCATGTGAAAAGGCGATTAGATTTCTTGATGGTGGTGAAGTACCTGAAGGTGAAAGCCTCGATGTACCACGCTTATATTCTTTTAGTAAAGATGCGCAATACATCTTTGCAGCTTTTCGTCAGACTCACGGTATTGATCTGGAAGCCGTTGAAATACATTGGTGGAAATTCCTGGCGTTATTTATGGATTTAGGAAGCGAGACGGCATTTTCTTCTCTCGTTGGATTGCGTCGCCGCGTGAAAACTGGGAAGGCGACGAAAGAGGAGCGTCAAATTGCGCGGGAAATGGGGGAGGCATTTGATATTCCTGATTTTGATACGCGTACATTCGAAGAGCGTGAGCAGGAAGAATTGTTTTTAGCGCTGGTTAATCAGGGAGCGAAATAATGGCGTATGATGGATCCATCCGAATTGACACCAGCATTGACTCGAAAGGATTTAACGCTGGACTTCGCAACATGGCGGGCGGACTCAAAAATTTAGCCGCAGTTATCGGCGTTGCCTTCGGAACGGCTGCTATTGTGGCGTTTGGTAA